GATTTCGATGCTCAAGCAACATAAGCGACTTTGACAGTTGATTCGACTATCAATACATATCAAACTTTGGATGGGAAAAGTTTTTTCACGACTGACACCCAGGGAAATTTTGCAGTCGAAATGCTTGCAGATTGGGGCGCAGCTTCATCATTATGTGAGGCACTTTGGACAGCGGCAACAAGTGCGCCAAACACCGGACTTCCGGTCGTATTAGTTGCAGACACAGGCGCATCATTTGCTTTTGATGTACAGCCAATACTTCCAAGCGCCGGTGGCACAGCACCGGATGCACAGACAGTCTCACTCGCCTTCACTTGCGTGACCACCCCCGTGGCCACATTCAGCTAATCAAATTAATCGGGAGACAAAATGAAAACAGAGATCACAATTGAATACTCATCCGGTGAGTCTGCGACCTATGTTGCAGCTCCGCCGGAGTGGGCAAAATGGGAAATTAAGACTGGCAAGACAATTCAACAGGCGTCGGAAATTGGAATCAACGATCTGATGTTTTTGGCCTATAACGCAATGAAGCGGTCATTGGCGGGAAAGCCAGTCAAGCCTTTTGAAGTTTGGTCAGAGACGGTGGCAGATGTGAACGTCGGTGACGCAGACCCAAAAGTCATCGAGCCGGAAGCATCGGAAGGCTCTTAGTAGAGCTGGCAATCGCGACTCATATTCCAATGTCTGAATGGACATCGGCCGAAGATATTTTGACAGCACTCGAGATTTTGGAGAAGCAAAATGGCAGATGATGCAATCGCATATGACAAAGCCGACTTGCGCAAAATCGTTGGTGCTTTCAAAGGCATGGATGATGAGGCTATATCTCAAGCCAAACTAGTTTCAAATTCTCTTGCAACCTATTTACAAGGAAAGATTATCGATGCAGCAAGCCGCACAAGAAATCGATTGGATGACAGAATTGCGGCAGGATCGCGTGTGAGTAAGAGCAGCAAGATTGGTGAAATTTCATTTGGCTTTGTAGCTCAAAAATTAAGTGGCGGCGGCACTACGCAGCAATTGTGGGGTGGCGCAGAGTTTGGTTCAAACAGATATCGTCAATTTCCCGTGTGGTCAGGCCGAGAAGGCCGCGGATCGCGGGGATGGTTTATTTATCCAACCCTAAGAGCTGAACAGCCTTACATCATAAATGAGTGGGAAACTGGATTCGATAAGATTGCGAAGGTTTGGTGATGGCCGCCGGTGGAAGTCGCACACTCAAGCTCTCCATACTCGGAGACATTGACAATCTCAAGAAAAGTTTGACTCAAGGCACGACGGAAGTTTCAACCTTTGGCGACAAAATCACAAAGTTTGGAAAGATTGCCGGGGCTGCATTTCTCGCAGCCGGTGTGGCTGCCGCTGCCTATGCTGGAAAACTTCTCATTGATGGAGTCAAATCAGCAATCGAGGATGAAGCCGCGCAAGCCAAACTAGCCACTACATTGCAAAATGTCACAAACGCAACAGATGCACAAGTTGCAGCCATTGAAAGTCAAATTCTCAAAACTTCTCTTTTGACTGGCAAAACCGACAATGAATTGCGTCCAAGTTTTGAAAGATTTTTGAGAGCCACTAAAGATTCTGAAGAAGCTCTTAAACTTCAGCAAGTCGCTCTTGATGTTGCCGCCGGTTCGGGCAAGTCACTCGAGGCCGTCACAAATGCAATGAGCAAGGCCGCCGAAGGTAATGCAGGATCACTTGCGAAATTGGGTGTTGGTCTTACGGCCGCACAGCTTAAAACAATGTCACTTGATGAAATAACAAAATCGCTTGCAACTACCTTTGCTGGTCAGGCAACAGTTCAAGCCGACACATTTTCCGGCAAGATGGCTCGATTAAAAGTTGCAATCGATGAAGGCAAAGAGACGGTCGGATCGTTTTTGCTTGATGCCATCACTCCAATGATAAACACCTTGGTTGAAAAGGTAATTCCGGCCGTGTCAGGATTTATTGAATCCATCGGTGGAAAAGAAGGTTTGACGAATACCTTCATGAATTACATTGATTTAATTAAGTCAATCTTTCTGCCGGTACTTGACGGCTTCAAATTTGCGTTTAATCAAATCAAAGATTCAGTTATGGATAACAAGGAAGAATTCACAGCTCTTTTCAAATTCTTAAAAGATTTTGTTGCACCATTTATGGGCGGCGTTTTCAAGCTGGCGATTCAGGGAATCGGCATCGCGCTTGGAGTCATCATTGATGTTGTTGCTTTACTTATTAAGGGCTTCCAAACACTCTTTGGAATCATCAATTCGGTCGTAGATGCGATTCAAAGGGTCATCGCACTTGTGGCCAGCAATCCAATAGTCAGAGGAATTTCGGGCGCTATCAGTTCGGCCTTTGGTGGCGGTAGAGCCGCCGGTGGTTTAGTCATGGCTGGCACGTCATATCTTGTCGGTGAGAGAGGTGCGGAACTATTTACGCCATCAAGCAATGGCAACATCACACCCAATAATAAAATGGGTGGGACAGTCATCAATCTGAATGTCACCGGGGCAATCGATCCTGAAGGCACAGCGCGATCTATTATCAGCGCCTTGAACAATAGTTACTATCGCGGCACTAATGGCGCAAATGCGTTGGTGTTTTCATGACACTTTGGAATCCAATATGGCAAGTCAAAATTGCCGGGGTTGAATACACAGAATTTACTTTGGCCAATTTGTCTATCAATAGCGGTCGCACCAATATCTATGAGCAAGCACAGGCCGGATATGTCTCCATGCAATTGGTCAATTTCAATGACACACCAATTGACTTTGAAATCAATGATTCAATCTCGATTTCATTACAAGATTCAACCGCTGCATTTGTGGCGATATTTGGGGGCAGCATTGTTGATTTAGGCGTCGGGATTTCAGATGTGGGAAGCGTTGGATATGTCCAAACAGTATCCATCACAGCTCTAGGAGCATTGGCAAGGCTTCCCAAGGCTTTGACTGATGGTGTGCTAAGTCAAGCATTTGATGGCACTCAAATTTCAGAAATACTTCAGGAAGTGCTTTTTAGTTCTTGGGCTGAAGTTCCCGCGGCAATTGCATGGAATACCTATGATCCGACAGTTATTTGGGAAGGTGCTGAAAATTCAGGTTACGGAGAAATTGATACTCCAGGCAATTATGAGCTCGCAGCTAGAACATCTGAAAGGGTAGATGTTTATTCACTTGTTGCCGCCTTGGCAAATTCCGGCCTTGGTTACATTTATGAAGATTCACTAGGAAGAATTTCTTATGCGGATTCAGATCATAGAAGTACTTATCTAAACGCAAACGGCTATGTGGAATTATCCGCAAACGATGCCCTGGCGTCCGGAATTTCCATGATTACTCGCACCGGGGATGTTAGAAATGATTTGACAATCAAATATGACGCCACCGGCTCATCTGAAGTTTCAGCTACCGACCCGGAATCCATAGCCTTATATGGCACTTTGGCACAAATTATTTCCACCACTTTGCAAAATTCGGGAGACGCGACAGATCAAGCCGATTTCTATTTATCCCTTCGCGCCTATCCTCAAGCGTCATTTAATTCAATCACTTGGGAATTGACGAATTCTGAAATTTCCGATTTAGATCGTGATTCGCTGATTTCGGTATTTATGGGGATGCCGGTCAATCTTGCAAATCTGCCTTCGAATATGGTCTCGGGCAATTTCTTGGGATTTGTGGAAGGCTGGAATTTTTCCGCTTCATATAATTCGGTTTCGGTTTCTTTGAATATGTCGCCCCTATCTTTTAGTCTGCAAGCAATGAGATGGAATTCAGTGCCAATCACTGAACTTTGGAACACAGTCAATCCGACTTTGGAATGGGTAGACGCCACCTTGGTGTCATAAGGAGAAAATATGAGCAATCCAACAACGCCATTTTCGTGGCAAATGCCGACAAGCACCGATTTGGTCACAGACCTTCCGGCAGATTTTGAGGTATTCGGGCAAGCCGTTGCAACATCAATGCAATATTTGCTTGGTGGCACAACCGGTCAAGTGTTATCAAAAACATCAGCAACGGACATGGCTTTTACATGGGTGGCACAAGATGATTCAAATGCAATCCAAAATACAATCGTTACAACAAAAGGCGATTTGATTGGCGCAACCGGTAATGCGACCCCTTCAAGATTAGGAGTAGGCACAAACGGTCAAGTTTTGACCGCCGATTCAACGGCCGGAACTGGTCTAGCTTGGGCAACTGCATCATCGGGCGGCATGACTTTACTTTCAACTACAACTCTTTCCGGGGTAACGACCACAATTAGTTCAATCAGCCAATCTTACACCAATCTCCAAATTGAAGTATTCGGTGCAATTGGTAGTGGTGGCAGCGCCGATCAGAATTTCTACTGCAAGTTAAATGGCGGAACGGGCGGCAAAAGTGTTACAACAGCATTTCAATCTGCCGTCGTAACTCAAGGCAACAGCTTTCAAGGGATTTTAGATGGTAATACAGCCACGAATGTGACCATTTCTTCGGGAACTAATTGCTGGACAATTCTTGTTCCAGATTACGCTTCGACAACAAATCGCAAGCAAGCATTTTTCTTTGGTGGATATAACGACACAACATCTATCAATGGTTCATGGAATACGACAGGATCGGCCGCAATAACA